CATTATACCCATTAACAAAGTTACACAAGGACAGGCTTGTACCTGCGAAATAGCTTTGAAGAAAACAAAGTATGATTTAAACAAACCTATTATGATTACAGCATGTGATAACGGAGCTTATTATGATGCAGACAAGTACAAAAGTTTGGTAGATGATCAAAGTGTTGATATTATTGTTTGGTCTTTTCGAAACAATCAAACAAGCAAAATTAATCCAAACATGTATGCTTGGTTAGATGTAGATGAGAATGACAATATTTGTCATGTGTCTTGTAAAAAATTTATATATGATGATCCCTTAAAAACCCATGCAATTATTGGCACGATGTTTTTTAGAAAAGCTCAATATTTTATTGATGGTCTCTTAGAGAACTATAAACAAAATATTACCACTAATGGTGAATTTTATGTTGATGATGTTTTAAACCAAAATATTAAAGCTGGACTAGTCGTTAAAGTGTTTGAGGTTGAAAATTATATTTGCTGGGGTACACCCAATGATTATAAAACGTATAACTATTGGAAAGAATATTTTGAGAGCCCTCTTAATATTCTTTAATTAGTAACACCCAATAGCTATAAATTAATTTGATTTTACTTTTAAATACACTATACTCATAGAAGTGCGGTTAGTAAATTTTAAATCTCTTACGATCAAAAACTTTCTCTCTGTTGGAGAAACGCCAGTAACTATTAATTTTCAGACTGGTGTCAATGTTATTACAGGCATTAATTACGACAAAGAGGACTCAAAAAACGGTGTAGGTAAATCTACGATTGCTGATGCACTTTATTTTTCTTTGTTCGGAACAACAATCCGAGATTTACCTAAAGACCTTATAGTTAATTCTTTTACTAAGAAAAAATGCGAAGTAATTTTAGACTTTGATATTGAAAACGGTAATGGTTTATCTCAGTATCGTATCATAAGAACTATAGGTCCTACTAAATGTCATATGACAAAGAACGGTGAAGATATAACCCGTTCTACTATGGCTAAGACAAACGAGTACATTCAAAGACTTGTTATGTCTAATGGCAAGATTTTTCAAAACTCGGTTATAATGACTATCAATACAACTGTACCTTTTATGGCACAGTCTAAGATTGATAAGAGAAAGTTTATCGAGAGTATTCTTAGTCTTGAAGTATTTTCAGATATGCTTTCAAAAGCTAGAGAAGAGCACAACATACTTAAAAAAGATTATGAAGTGTTATTTACTAAAGTAGAGGGCATTGAAAAAGGATACAAATTTAATAAAGAACAGCTTGATGCGTTTGAAGAGACAAAAAAACTAAAGATTGAAACTTTAACAAAACGTATCGATGAAAATAAATCTAAAATTGAAGAACTTAAAAAAAGTATTAAGGTTCTTCCTAATGATGTTATAGAAAAACTCGACATTAAACTTCAGCAATGCAATGAAGAACTACAAGAATCACAAAAACTTTATAAAATTGCCTATCAAGTTTTAGCTGATGTTAAAAGCAAAATTAGTCATATTAAAGATCAGCTAAATGAAATTGAAAAAGTTGGTGCTATTTGTACTACTTGTAAGAGAGCATACTCTGACGACGATCTTAAGCATAAAGAATCTAATAAAAAAGAGCTTAATAATAAATTAAAAGCTCTAACAAAAGAACTCAATACTGCTCAAAAGAACCTTGATGAAGTAAATATCTTTCAGACTAAAAAAGAAAAGGAAATAAAAGACATCCAGGATAATAAAAATATTATAAAAGATATCTTAAACAATAATAAAAATACTGAAACTAAGATCGGACTTATTAATGAAAATATTCAAGAACTCTTAAAAGATATTGAAGAGGTAAAAAGACAAACAAACGAAGCTTTAGAGAATGTTGTAAAAGAGCTTGAACAAAAGCTTAAAACAGGAAAGGCTGATTTAGAAAAATTAGATCATGAATGTAATGTTCTCGAATGTGTTAAGTTTGTAGTATCTGAAGAGGGTGTTAAGTCATACATTGTTAAAAAGATCTTAGCTGTCTTAAATGGAAGAATGGCATACTACCTTGAAAAACTTCATGCTAATTGCTTGTGTCAGTTCGATGAATTCTTTGACGAGCAAATTACTGATGAAAAAGCAGAACATAAATCTTACTTTAACTTTTCTGGAGGTGAGCGAAAGAGAATTGATTTAGCCTGTCTGTTCTCATTCTTAGATATTCGCAGAATGCAAGGAGATGTACATTTCTCAACTATTTTCTATGATGAACTTTTAGATTCTTCTTTAGATGATAAAGGGGTAGAATTAGTTTTAGACGTTCTCCGGGAAAGAGCTTTAAAGCATAACGAAAACTGTTATATTATAACTCATCGAGGTACCACTATTACAGAAAAAATTGACAATACAATATTTCTGGAAAAACGTAACAACTTTACATATTTATTACCATAACCTTATGTCTCAATTCATAGTCCAGCAATCAGGTATTTCCAATATTATAGGTGCACCTATTGGCCTACCTCCCTTTATACCCTCTACTACTCAAGTACTTCATATTAGACCTAATGGTGATTTACCACCACCTGAAATACCAGGTGAAGGCCTATCAAGAGCTATAAACTACCTTGCTGACTATGGTGGATGTTCTTGGTACCGTTGTATGGCTCCAAACCTAATGCTTAATCTCTACCAAAAGGCAGTTCTTTTAGAACTAACTACAATGGTGCTTGACCCGAGATTTTATAATGGAGTGAAGGCAGTTAAAATTCAGCGTCAGGCAACACCTATTCAAAGAGACTTTGTTAAGATGCTTAAAGAGATTTCTCGTCAAATGCCGAATGGAGGGTTCAAACTCATCTATGAAATTGATGACATTGTTTTTAGAGAAGATATTCCTGACTTTAATAGAAACAAGGATGCATTTGTCGCAGATGAAATTCGTAACTCAATCTTAGAGATTCTTGATATGTGTGATGAAGTCACAGTAACTTGTGAGTTCATGAAGGATTATTTTGACGAAAAAATGGGAGTTAAAAAATCAACCGTGATACCTAACTACCTTCTTAAATGGTGGTTTGACAGGTATTACAATCTTGGAGAATTAGTTAAAAATTTCGAAAGAAATAAGAAGAAACCTGTTGTATCTATTTTTGCTTCAGGTACTCACGTTGATGTTACAAACAGAACTGGACAGAAGGACGACTTTGAAATGGTAGTACCTGCTATTATTAAGACGAGAAAAGACTTTAGGTGGAAGTTCTACGGAAGTTATCCACTGCCCTTAAAACCCTTTATTGATCGAGGTGAGATGGAGTTTCATCAATGGGCTCCATTGCCCGAGTTTCCAGCTACTATGGCTGAATCTGGTACTCAGCTTACTTTTGCAGCTCTTCAGGACAATAATTTTAATAGAGCTAAGAGCAATATTAAGTTGCTTGAAGCCGCCGCACTAGGTATTCCTTGTGTGTGCCCAGATATGTGCACATACAAGGATGCCTTCTTAAAGTATTCTAATGCTAACGAGTTTATTGATTGTATTAAAACTGCTACTAAGAATCAGTCAGTTTATGCTGATTACTGTAAAAAGTCTCGCGCATATGCCGATAACTTCTGGTTAGAGGACGAAAAGAATCTCATGAAACATCATGAGGCATATTTTACCCCGTTTGGTTCCCCAGATCGTAAGTATTTGCTTGAGACTAACCCAAAACCATAATACAATAGGTCTTAGTGTATAGGAACGCATCATACAACCCTCGAGAAGGAACTGTCTTCTTACGGACATGGACTGAAGATGGAGATAGAATCGATACTGATGTACCCTTCACTCCTTATCTCTTTACAGAGCATAAAGACTCTAAAGATGCTACTTCTATCTTCAAGACACCTCTTAAGAAGCATTATTTCAAAAATACCTTTGAACGTTCAAAGTTTGTTCAAGAAACTAAGAACCCGAGATTATTTGGTAATTTGTCTGTAGACCAGCAATTCTTAGTTGATCAGTTTAAGGAAGATGTACATAAACCAGAATTTAGTCAGTTCCCTCTTAAAGTATTTTTTATTGATATCGAGACTTACTCTCCGGGAGCTTTCCCTATACCGAAGTACGCTAAAGACCCAGTTAATCTTATAACAGTACTAGACACACTTAGCGGTAAAATACATACTTGGGGTCTAAGACAGGACTATAAACCTAAGCTTGACAATGTCACATATTATTGTTGCAAGACAGAAGGAGAGCTATTTGAGAGGTTTGTTAATTTCTGGAAAAAAGATCCTCCTGATATTTTAACAGGTTGGAATACTGAGCAGTTCGATATTCCCTATATTATTAATCGTGCTAAGAACCTGCTTGGAGATGATTTTATTAAACAGCTCTCTCCAGTAGGTCAGGTACATTATAGAGAGAACTTTGCTAAGTTTGGTAAAGAAATGGGTAGGTGGTATATTTCTGGTGTTAGCTGTTTAGATTACATGGAAATTTACAAGACATATTCTAAGGGTGATAGAGAGTCTTTCTCTCTTAACTATATTTGTGAATACGAGCTTGGTGAAGGTAAACTTGCTATTAATGCTACAAACCTTTCTTCCCTATCTGAAACAGACTGGGAAAACTTTGTAGATTATAATATTCAAGACGTTGATCTACTTCGTAAGTTAGAGGAGAAGCTAAACTACTTAAAAATTATTCGTTTGTTGTCTTATAAAGGTTGTACCAACTTCGAAAGAGCTTTAGGAAAAGTATCTATTGTAACTGGTGCTATGACACTCCAAGCACAAAAGCAGGGATATGTTATACCTACCTTTAAAAACGATACTATCCGGGAATCCTTAGAGGGAGGTTATGTAAGAGAACCTGAAAGAGGTCTAAAGGAGGCTATTGTATCCTTTGACGTTAACTCCCTGTACCCTAATACCATTATTACTCTTAATATTGGATCTGAGACTAAGCTTGGTAAAATTGTCACAGGAGACCCTGAGTACGATAAAGAGGTTGAAATTAAACTCGAGTCTGGTGGTATGTTTAAAGTAACTACTGCTAAACTGAAGAAGTTCTTGACTGATGAAAACGTAGCTCTATCAAAAGCTGGTGTTTTATATTCTCAAAAGTTTAAAGGGGTTTGTCCGAACCTGATTAATAGTATTTACGATGAGCGAGTTTATGCTCGTAATGAAATGCTTAAATTAAAAAAGACAAAGCAAAAGGATAAAGATACTACTAGTAAGATTCAGTACTTTGATACCCTTCAATATACGTTAAAGATTCTACTCAACTCCATCTACGGCACGTTTGCTAATAAGCACTCTGCTTTTATGGACATTGATAACGCTTCATCTATCACCCTAACTGGTCAAGCAGTAGCTAAAGCAGGTGGAGCTATTATCAATGCTTGGGCTAAAGATAAGTTTGGTGTTACTGAGTCTCTTATCTTAGCAGGAGATACTGACTCTCTATATACAACAATCCAACCTATTCTCAATAAACTTAATCTACCACTCGTCCGAGATGGAGTTATTACAGTAGAGGTTCATAAAATTGTAGATGCGATGGAAAAGCATCTTAATACTGAGATTATTAACTGGGCTAAGGCTGATCTTAATTCTGCTGATCCTCGTTTTGTTTTTAAACGGGAAGCAATTGCTGATGTAGGTTCGTTCTTAATGAAGAAGCGTTACATTCTTCATATTTTGGATGAAGAAGGAGTTCCTACTAATAAGTTTAAATATGTAGGCGTTGAACTAGCTCGTTCAACAACCCCTAAGGAAGTTAAGGCCTTGATTAAGAAAACCATTGATACGGCGTTCTTAACGAAAGATGTTAAAAAGACTAACGAAGTCTTTCGAGAAGCTTACGATCACTTTAAAACTCTTGATATCTCTGAAGCGGCCTTCCGTAAAGCTGCTAAAGAGCTTGAGAAGTACTCTGCAGATGCCTCTTTGCATAAGTTCAATAAAGGCACCCCGTGTCATGTTAAAGCTGCTTTAGCTTATAACTTTCTTCTCGAAAAAATGAATATACAGAAAAGATATGAGAAGATTACTTCCGGGCAAAAAATTAAGTTCTTCTATGCAATGAAAAATCCTTATGGTTTAGATGCCGTAGGGTTTAGTAGTGAGTACCCGAAGGAGTTTCACGAGATTAAGATTGACTACGATAAGATGTTTGGTAAGATTGTTGTGCCACCTATTGAAGCAGTTTATGATGCAATTGGATGGAGGATACCTCAGATTGGTAAAGAGGTTCAAACAGATCTATTTGATTTATTTGGAGATTAATTTATACTTCTAACCATGCTTATTTCACATGAAACGCCTATCTCGTTGTTACCTTATTCCTGGGGATACAATGATTATGATTACTGCTTAGTACATTTGTTACCTGAGAATCAAAAGTATAAAGACTTTTACTTTAAGTCTGTAGAGTATGGACGTAGAGTGCTTTTAGATAATTCTATCTTTGAATTAGGAACAGCCTTTGACCCTGAACAATTTGCTTACTGGGTTAAAGAGCTTAAGCCCTTTGAGTATGTTATTCCTGATGTCTTAGAAGATACTGAAGGTACCTGTGTATCTATGGATAAATTCTTATCGAAGTATTCTAATCTCCCTGGTCGTAAGATTGGTGTGGTGCAGGGTAAGACTTATCAAGAGCTTATTGATTGCTATGATTATATTGCACCAAAGGTAGACAAAGTAGCTATCTCGTTTGATTATTCTTATTATCTAGAGAATTGTGATTGGTCACAAATTAATGTACCTGGCTTTGTTAAGGGACAAGAAGAAAACAAATGGCTCAAATATGCCGTAGGAAGAGTTCAACTACTAGATAATCTTTATGATGATGATGTACTTGATGTAAATAAACCTCACCACTTGTTAGG